AGCGGAATTGTGAGTGGGCTAGAAGCAAGCAAATCTGAACTTGATTCTAAAGTTGAAGAACTAAACAAAGTAATTGCTGAACTTCAAGTGGAGATTGAAAAGGATCGCAAAACTGGCAAACAAATTCTTGCACTAGAAAAAGAAATAGCAGAAAAGAATAATACTATTTCTGCTTGCAATCAGTTTATTTCTAAGTTGCAAAAGGAAATGAATAAAGATGATTCTGTTGACTTTATCGCAGAAGATGCAAAACTAAATTCAATAGTAGAAGAAGGGAAGAAGGAAACCGAACTTCGTCAGGAAATGTCTGATGATCTTCATTACTATTCTATTGCTGCTCTGCTCCTAAAGGACACCGGAATTAAGAGCAAGATAATCAAGCATTATCTTCCAATCATGAACAAAGTAATTAATGGTTATCTCGGTAAGATGGACTTCTTTGTGCAGTTTGAACTGGGGGAGTCGTTCGAAGAAACCATTAAGAGTCGTTACCGAGATATCTTCACTTACGACAGTTTTAGTGAAGGAGAAAAGCGTAAAATTGACTTGGCTCTATTGTTTGCATGGCGTTATATTGCACAATTAAAGAATTCTCTTAACTGCAATCTATTAATTTTTGACGAAGTTATGGATGGTAGTCTTGATGATTCTGCCACAGAAGCGTTTTTGAATATTCTAAAGGGTCTTGATAAGGGAACAAATGTTTATGTAATATCTCACAAGTCTAAAGAAATCCTTCAAGATAAATTCCAAGATCATATCGTATTTGTAAAAAGAAACAATTTTAGTAAAATACTATGAATCTGGCCAATATTGACAATCTGAAAGAGGTGATGGAAATATTCAAGCAACATAAAGAATACTTTCCACATATACGCCAAGATTATGTCACCCGGAAAATAGTTGCAAAGAATACTATTTTCGAGGATAATGTTGTAATCACCTTTAGCCTATATAAAAAGGATGTCAAGTTGGGTAACTTGACCGTTCCAAAGGGTAACACAATGCTGCATCAAATTGCCGCAGGAACACAAGGTAACGGAAGCGCATCTAAAGTTTTGAATCAATTTTTACAATACGCAGGAACAGATGTATGGCTATCAGTCAGAGCAAACAACGAAAGAGCAAAAAAGTTTTACCTGAAGCACGGATTTCGGGAAGTGGGAACAATATCGTGGATGAGCGGTCAACTACCGGGAGTGATTTACAAGTGGGAAAGAAACCCTTTTACGAGCGTAATGATCACGTAATTAACAATTTAGATGTAAATGTATACTTTGAGGATCTGCTTGCAATGACTCCGAAAGAGTTTGAGGAGTGGGTTATCAAGATGCGTAAAGCAATTTTAAATTCATGGGACACATACGGTTGTCCTCCAAGAACTGGAAAAGACGAAGCAGATATCATTGATCAGTTTAACCAACTTGGTCAGTATCCTGTTCATGAATTTACGCATTCAGATGAACTGTCAACAATAGGTGACGATGTAATTATTAACAAATCTCGTATCGGTGTTGAAGTAGATCAATGGTTCTCGAATATGTTTAAAACTAGAATCAACTATTCTGCTAACGATACGGGGTATTCTATTTACGATATGTTTGCTGATGATAAATATTTGCCACGAATGATTCGCGGTACTATGCGTCATCTGCGTCGTGATTCTTTCTATAAACACGCACTCTCTACGATCAAGCACGATAAAAAGTATTCTGTGGTAGATGTGGGATCAGGTGATGAGTGGATGGAAGCGTTTTTTGGCAACCCATCGGTATTTACTGGTTATGATTTTATGTTGGAGCAAGTTGCTCCACGGGAAGGTGCCAGTAGTAGTTACTTCCAACTTGAGCAGTCTAACATTCTTCAACTGACAAAAGAGCAGTTTGAAAAATGGAAACCAAATATGTCATATCGGCATTATTCCACATTTGATCATGAAAATCTACCAGATGATCAATTGTATGCCATTCGTTTGTATAAAAGGGGTGAAAGAGTTTTCCCTGCCGGTTTTGCATCTTTTCGTATTGGTTATATTCAGCCAGCAGTCAACTTTCCACCAATGACTGCCAAATATTTGTATGAAAGATTTACAGAACACTGCAAAAATCAAGATCGTATTGTAATTTACGATCCTTCAAGTGGTTGGGGTGGAAGAATTTTAGGAGCAATGTCTGTCCGTGATGATAGAAATATACATTATGTTGGAACCGATCCTAATCCCGAAAATTGGCAATGCAATGGCTATCCTTCTAAATATCATGCTATTGCAGATTTTTATAATACAAAGACATATAGAGCAAATCCCTTCTTCTCTTCAGTTAATTCTTTTGATTTATATCAGCTTGGTTCTGAAGTCATTTCTGAAAATAACAGTTTTCAACAATACGAAGGTAAAGTAGATTTAGTATTTACCTCTCCGCCATATTTTAATAGAGAAGCATATTCAGAAGATGAAAATCAATCATATAAAAAGTTTTCTTCATATGATTCTTGGAGAGATGGATTCCTCCGTCCTACACTTGAAACTTGTGTTAAGTATTTAAAGAACGATAGGTATCTTTTGTGGAATATTGCTGATCTGCTTGTTAGTGGCGATTATCTTCCTCTTGAAGAAGATTCTCGAAAGATACTAGAGTCGCTCGGTATGGAATACAAATATACATTGAAAATGGCATTAGAAAATATGCCAGGACAAAACCGCGTCGGCGAAGATGGTTTACCTAAGTGCAAAAATTATTGTAAAGTAAATAATAGATTTCATAAATATGAACCGGTATTCGTGTTCTATAAACCTTGACAATAGTTTTAAATTGGATACACTATACGCATGAGCAAGAAACGCTACAAGTCTATTGGCAAAGGCGATACAGTAGAATCTGTTCTACTTGGTGGTGAACCAAATATTGCTGCTATGAACATCAAAGATGATAGTGAACTTATCTGGCAAATTCAAAAAGCACTTAATTGGTATAATTACAATTGGTCTGAAAAAGATTACCGTAAAGCCACATTAGAATATATCAAAAAAAATAAGTATTCAAAAACAAATCAAGAAGCAGTAGCCAATGCCTCTACTGTTAGTTTTGATTTTCGCTGTGTTGGGGCTTATTGCCGCGTTTCAAATAATGGCGTAAGTTTACCGGAAATCAAAAGATCTTTAGTTGAAAAACATATTTCTAATTTAATTGCCGAAGGAACAAAACGTCCTATCGCCGCACCAGTAATAGAAAAACCAAAAGTTTCAATTCAAGATCGAATTAATGAACAAGTTTCCGAGTATATTGGGGAACTTGAAATGCATGTAGATGAGTTGGTTGATTATTTAACAAAACCAAACATCACAAAATTTGATTTTGATATTCCAGAATGGATTCGTAAAAAAGAAATTAAATCAATACAAGCACAAATGATCGCAGATCATTTCAAGCCAAGAATTAAAGAATTAGAAGAAGCAGTGGAAGGAAAAGATGCCGATCTTAAAGAGGCATATTCTTGGCTCAGCAAACCAAAGTTAAAAAAATATTTAACCTTTCATCAAGAAATGGTTGTGCATTTTCAAGCACAAGCACAGTTTGCAAAATCTATTCGCAAACCAAGAAAGAAGAAAAAGAAAAAGCCAGAACAACTGGTTGCTAAATTAAAATATCAAAAAGAATGTCCCGAATTAAATATTAATTCAGTTGATCCAAGAGAGATTATTGGAGCAAAGAAATTAGTTGCATTTAACTCAAAATATCGTACACTTACGGTGTATGAAGCATCTCCTTTGGTTGACGGTTTTACAATCAAAGGAACCACTCTGTTGGGTTATGACGAAACATCGTCCAAGACGAAGAAACTTCGTGATCCTAAGAGTGTCCTTTCTCGTATGATAGGTGGCGTTAGAGCCATTAATAATGCGTGGGAAACAGTTAAGACTAAAGAAACAACACCCAATGGTAGGTTCAACGAACATACTGTTATAGTACAGGTAATCAAATGATACTTATTGATAATACACAAATTATTCTTTCTTCTATCTTTTCTCAATATAAGGGACCAGAAGAAGTGAACGAGGAGATGATTCGTCATATTACTTTAAATACTTACCGATATTATCGTAAGCGTTTTTATGAAGAATATGGCGAATTGGTTATTTGTCAGGATGCTGGTAATTATTGGCGAAAAGAAATCTTTCCATATTACAAGCACAATCGCAAGAAGGCACAAGCCAAAGATGAGTTTTATTGGAAGCAAATTTTTGAAACTCTTACAATGATTCGTAATGAAGTTGCAGAAAATATGCCATATAAAACAATGCGTATCGAGCGATGTGAAGCCGATGATATTATTGCTACTTTGTCAAAACATTATCACAACCAAGAAAAAATTCTCATAGTTTCGGGGGACAAAGATTTTAAGCAATTGATGCGATATCCAAATATTGCACAGTATAGTCCAAATCAAAAGGGATTTATTACTTGCGAATCTCCTGATAAGTTTTTATTTGAACACATTATTCGTGGTGATTCGGGTGATGGTATCCCAAATGTTTTATCAGAAGATGATGTGTTTGTAATTGATGGTAAGCGTCAAAAACCTCTTTCTGCTAAAAAGTTGGATACTTGGTCTACAAATGGGGCGGTTCCACATGAATATGAATCTAATTGGAATAGAAACCAAATGTTGGTAGATCTATCATATATACCTACAGAATATGAACAGGCGATATTGAATGAATATAATAAGCCTGTTAATGCCGATAGAAGTAAAATCTTTAATTACTTTGTTGAAAAAGGTTTAAAAAATCTAATGAACGACATTCAAGATTTTTAAATTGGAGCATTGTCATGAGTGAAAATCATCAAAATGAAAAAGATACTGAAGCATTATCTATAGAACAAAAAAACTTATTGCAAAAAGCACAGGCATATGCCAAATCTTTGGCATCAAAAGGATTGAATAACAATAAAGCAGATCCTGAAACTAAAATTCTTAGAGAGTTGAGTTGTCATGGAGATAATGATCAATTGCCTCCGTGTTCACAGCGAAGATCCAGTGAAAAATTTGAAGGATCATATTTTTGTGGAGCGTGTGGTTGTGGGGATAAAAAAGGAACACAATTAGTTGATTTAACTATTGATAATAAAGAAAATTATGGAAAATTAGATTATCCTACAGTTTGGTGTCCTTTAAATATGCCAGGATTTCAACCATATAAACCTTCTAAAGAAGAACCGGAAGAAGTGAGAAATAAAAGGAAAGAACAGATTGAAAACCGCGTAAGTATTGAGTATATTGTAGCAAAGTCCAAAGGAAACCCCGAAAAGAAATAATTGGAGTATATTATGAGTACAGCGACAACGATTAAATTATCAAAGAAAACCCTAGACATTTTAAAAAATTTTGCGTCTATTAATTCAAATATTTTAGTAAATTCTGGTAATACTATTACTACTATTTCTCCAGTAAAGAACGTTCTTGCCGAAGCAACAGTGGAAGAAACTTTTGACACCCAATTTGGTGTATGGGATCTTAATAAGTTCCTTGGTACGGTTAGTTTGTTTGATGATCCCGAGTTTGAATTTCACGATAAATATGTTACTATTTCCGGTTCAAATGGTTCATCGGTAAAGTATTTTTATTGCGAACCAAAGTTGCTTACTACACCAACTAAAAAGATTCAAATGCCAACTTCTGTTGTTAGTTTTAAACTAACACAAAAGCATTTTACAGAATTACAAAAAGCAGCATCGGTTCTTCAATTGCCAGATATTGCAGTTCGTTCAAATGATGGAAGAATTGAACTTGTTGCCTTGGATAAGAATGATACTACTTCAAACAGTTATTCTGTCGATGTTGGTGAAACTGAAGTGGATTTTGAGTTTTATTTTAAAGTTGAAAATCTCAAGTTAATTTATGGTGATTACTCTGTAGAAATTACAGAAAAGATTGTAAGTAAGTTTACACATGAAACTTTGAATTTGTCTTACTGGATTGCGTTGGAACCGGATTCAAAGTATAACGGATAATTTATGCAAACAAATAATGACACGTTTTTGTGGGTGGAAAAATACCGCCCGCAGAAAGTTGATGATTGTGTTCTTCCAGATAGTCTTAAAAAGACTTTTAAGGAGATGGTTGGTTCTGGAGAACTCCAGAACCTTCTCCTTTCTGGGGGACCAGGATGTGGCAAAACGACTGTTGCCAAGGCTCTGTGCAATGAACTTGACATGGAGTGGATTATTATTAACTGCTCCGAAGACGGAAACATTGATACTCTGCGTACAAAAATTCGCAATTTTGCAAGCACCGTTTCTTTGACCGGTAATCGCAAAGCCGTGATTTTGGACGAGTTTGATTATTCAAATCCACAGTCAACGCAACCTGCTTTGCGTGGATTCATTGAAGAGTTTGCAGACAATTGCCGGTTTATTCTAACTTGCAATTTTAAAAATAGAGTAATCGAACCACTTCATTCTAGATGCACTTGTATTGATTTTAAGTTTACTCCAAAAGACAAGATGAAACTTGGTCCGTTTATTTTGGATCGTGTGAAGTTTATTCTTGGTAATGAAAAGGTTAAGTATGATGAAAAGGTGCTTGTCAAACTCATCATGAGGCATGCACCCGATTTACGCAGATTGTTGAATGAGTTGCAGCGGTACTCTGTTTCCGGTGAGATTGACGTTGGTATTCTCAAGGAAGTTGGAGATCTTAACATCGATGAATTGGCAGAAGCAATGAAGAAGAAAAACTTTCCTGCTGTTCGTAAGTGGGTTGTCGGTAATCTGGACAACGATCAGTCTCAGGTGTTCCGTAAGTTGTATGATGGACTACAAGAAATGATGGAAGCAGAAAGCATTCCTGCATTTGTTTTAACAATTTCCGAATATCAATACAAGTCCGCGTTTGTGGCAGATCAAGAAATCAATCTTACGGCTTGTTTAATCCAGATTATGATGGAGTGCAACTTCAAATGAAATTGACAGATTGGTTAAATTCAATCAATTTTACAAAACAAAATCTCATCGAAGATCCATTGGTTGAAAGGGAGTATGTTCCCTATATCATCAATAGATCTTTGTCTTATTTTCCAGATACTTTATTTCATGCCAATGAAATGAACCAAAAGCACTTTCTACCAAAGAAGATGCAGTATGATTATTTGAGAACCGCAGTGAGAAAGAGGAGAAGATTCTCAAAATGGGATAAGAAAGCAGAATATTTAGATTTGGAATGCATAAAACAACACTATGGTTACTCTACCAAGAAAGCATTGGAAATATTACCACTATTGTCCAAAGAACAAATAACTTATATTAAATCATTAACTGGCGGGGTTAGAAAGTAATAATTATACATATTAAGAGACATTTACTAATATGGATGGTTATTATGGAAAAGAAAAGTATTGATTTGGAAGATTTGTTAGAAGTAGAATTGATGGATTCTGAATGTTTTTTAAAAATTAAAGAAACATTAACAAGAATTGGCGTATCATCAAAAAAAGAAAACAAATTATATCAGTCTTGTCATATTTTACACAAAAGAGGAAAATATTACATAGTACATTTTAAAGAGTTATTTTTACTTGATAATCTTAGTTCTGATATAGATGAAGTTGATTTAGGACGTAGAAATAGTATTGCAAAACTTTTAGAAGAGTGGAATTTGTTAAAAGTAGTAAATAAGGACAAACTAAATAGTGTTCTCACTCCTTTAAATCAAATTAAAATAATACCACACAAAGAAAAATCTCAATGGGAATTGTGTCCAAAATATCATATAGGAAAGGGTAAAAGAAATGACCGCAGCAATATATGACCTATATGCAGAACCAGCAACCGATTACACGGTGCAATTTGAGTATTTAACTGAAACCGATACTAGTATCAATTTAGCAAACTATAATATAGATTTTATTGTTAAAAAATCTGTTCTTCCTTACGATACTTTTTTTTCTATAAATTCGGATTACATTGTAGAAGGTGTTTTACCCTTTCCTTTAACCGAGTCTGGTTATGGTGAAATAACTTTTGAAAATAATAAAGCCACATTAAAAATATTCAAAGAAACTATTTCAGAATTACAACCTGCTATTTATTTTTATACTTTAACAATAACAGATAATCAAAATTTAAAAACTATGTTGGTTAAGGGTAAATTTGTAGTGGAGGCGGCATGAAAAAACTTAAAATCGTAGAAAGTTATAAAAATAAAATATACCATAAGAGAGGTACAATAAATACTATTGTAGTAAAAAAACAAGGAACAAAAACAACAACACTCTTAGTACCTTAATGGCAACAAATAAAAGACAAGTTTTTGTATACGATACTTCAAAACGGGTTGCAAGAGCAACCCCGCATGTTTATTCTGCTCCAGCAGATCCAACTCCAAAATTAGAAACAATACAAAGTTGGTTGCAAAATCCTCTGGGTGTCTCTGGTCCAACTTCAATATTGACACTAGATAGCAATGGAAGACTTGATGAACTTAAAGTAGATACTATTAAATTTGCAACGCTTGATGGTGGTAATTTTTAATGTCTGATGTAACGATCAAAATTAAAAGGTCAATTGTACCGGGAAATACCCCAACAGATTTAGAGTTGGGTGAATTGGCTATTAATATACCCGATAAAAAAATCTATATTGGTGATAATTCTACAGACAATATTGCTTTGCTTGTAGATGGTAATGCTGTGGGTGGGGGCTCCGGAAATCCTGCCGGAAACGATACCGAAATACAATTTAATGATGGTGGAGTTTTTGGTTCTTCATCTAAACTAACTTGGCAAGATAGTGC